AATTTTTTATTTACTAAATATTTTAAATAAGGGCGATGACCTGTAAAGAGTCGCATAACAATGGCAGAAAAAACAATAAATACAGGATATATTCCTCGTGACCAACAAAAAGCTATTCACACAATGGTTAAAAACAACCGTTTTAGTGTGGTGGTGGCTCATCGTAGGATGGGTAAAACAGTCTGTGCAATTAACCAGCTTATCCACAGTGCATTGCAATGTGATAAAACGAACCCAAGATATGCCTATGTTGCTCCAACTTATAACCAAGCAAAAAGAATTGCGTGGGATTACCTATTAGAGTACACACGACCTTTAGGGGGCAAAGCAAATATTGCTGAACTTCGTGTAGACTTTATGGGTAGGCGTGTATCGTTGTATGGGGCAGATAACCCAGACTCACTTCGTGGTATTTATTTAGATGGATGCGTGCTAGATGAGGTGGGTGATATTAACCCTACGTTATTTACAGAAATACTACGCCCTGCACTAGCAGATAGAAAAGGTTATTGTCTAGCAATGGGTACACCTAAAGGGCAAAACCATTTTAAAGACTTACGCGATAGAGCTGAAAAGAAAGATGGCTGGGAACTATTAGAATTTAAGTCAAGCAAGACTAATATATTAGATAAAGAAGAGCTCAAAGCAGCATTTTCTGCAATGGGCGAAGATAAGTATATGCAAGAGTTTGAATGTTCATTCTCTGCACCTGTAGAGGGTTCATACTATTCTAAAATTATGAATGAACTAGAAGAGAAAAATAGGTTCATAGATATAGAAAGAGATGGATTAGCTAGAACGTATACAGGCTGGGATTTAGGTATGTCTGATTCTACTGCGATATGGGTAGCACAGCTAGTTAATAAAGAAGTAAGACTGGTTGATTACTGTGAGAATCATGGGGTAGGATTAGAATACTATGTTGAGTGGCTACAACATAATGATTGGATGTATGCCACACATATACTGCCACACGATGTGGCTGTACGAGAATTGGGCACAGGCAAATCTAGAAAAGAAATGTTAGAAGATGCTGGATTAGCTGTAGAAATAGCACCTAAATTAACTGTCATGGATGGCATACAAACTGCACGCAGACTTCTCCCACGCTGCTGGTTTGACCCTAAAACGAAACAAGGTTATGACGCACTCCGTAACTATCGTAGGGTATTTGACGATAAACGCAATGTTTTCCATGACAGACCTTTACATGACTGGGCATCGCATGGGAGTGATGCTTTTAGATATTTAGCAGTAGGTATAGATGATTCACCAATGGAAGGTTGGAATAAACCTTTACAACAAATAAATAACGCATGGATAGTATAAATGGCAAAATTAGATGACAATAAATTACGCAGCATAGTAGAAAGTGAAATAGATGATGCTATCGGTTATCTGGAAACTGAAACAACAGATGAAAGACAGCAAGCACTTGAATACTATATGCGTGAGCCTTATGGTAATGAAGTAGAAGGCAAATCTTCTATTGTTACTGGTGAAGTAGCAGAGGTTGTGGATGGTGCATTACCACAGCTAATGAAAGTATTTACTTCATCTAAAGACGCAGTAGTGTTTGAAGCTGTTAATGCAGGAGATGAACCTATTGCAGAACAAGCAACAGTCTATGTAAACCACATATTTTATAAAGACAATAACGGCTTTGAAATCATGCACGATTGGTTTAAAGATGCGTTATTACAAAAGGTAGGTGTTGTTAAAGCCTACTGGAATGATGAAACAGATACAACAACAGAAAAGTATTATGGGTTAAATGACGATGAACTCATGATGATTATGCAAGACGAAGAAGTAGAAATTGTTGAGCAAAATACAACTGTTGTGCAAGAAGCTGTATTTGATGAAATGACAGGCATGGAAGTATCACCTGCATTATCTTCTCATGAAGTTAAAGTAAAACGTACAAGAAGTAAAGGTAAAGTTGTTGTAGAAAACGTACCACCAGAAGAATTCTTAATTAGTAAACGTGCTAGAACAATAGAGGACTCACCTTTTGTTGCTCACCGTAAAATGGTAACAAGGTCAGAACTTATAGCAATGGGTTATGACGAAAAGACTGTAATGGGTTTATCTACAGGTGATGCACTTGAGTTTAGTCCAGAAAGAATTGCACGATACACACGAGGTGAAAATCCTACTGACATGGATTCTAATGATGAATCAATGCAGTTGGTAGAATACTATGAGTGTTATCTAAAAACAGATTACGACAACGATGGCATAGCAGAGCTACGCAGAGTTTGTTATACCAACAATGAAATATTGCATAACGAGGAATGTGATTATATTCCGTTCCATAGTGTTTGCCCAATTCCAATTCCACATAAATTTTATGGTCATTCACTAGCAGACCGAGCAATGGACTTGCAACTTATCAAGTCAACCATCACACGCCAAATGTTAGATAACTTATACTTAACTAATAACTATCGTGTAGGAGCAGTAGAGGGACAAGTTAATTTAGATGACTTGCTAACATCTACCGCAGGTGGTGTAATTCGTATGAAGAATCCTAATGCAATTGTGCCTATGACTGTACAATCTAATGCTGCACAATCATTCCCAATGTTAGAATACTTAGATTCTATTCAAGCTAAACGCACAGGCATATCAGATGCACAACAAGGATTAGACCCTAACTTATTGCAAAATGTAACAGCAACCGCAGTATCTGCAATGACAACAGCAGCACAAGGCAAATTAGAATTAGTTGCTCGTATCTTTGCAGACACAGGCGTGTCATCTTTGTTTAAAGGTATCTTAGCATTAGTCTGTAAGTATCAACAAAAAGAACGCATCATTAAAGTAAATAGTAAATATGTTCCATTTGACCCAAGAGAATGGAGGAATGAATTTAATCTTTCAGTTAATGTTGGACTGGGTACAGGTGGCAAACAAGAACAATTAGCAACAATGCAAATGATTTTGCAAAAACAAGAACAAGTAATACAACAATATGGGTTAGCTAATCCGCTTGTTAATTTAAAACAGTATCGGGATACTCTTGCTAAATTTATTAACATGGCTGGGTTTAAAGACGATACACAGTTCTTGATGAGCATTACTGATGAGCAAGCACAAGCACTTGCACAGCAAGCTGCACAAGCACCTAAAGAAGAGGACTCTAATACTAAAGCAGCAGCAATACTTGCCGAAGTTGAGCGTGAAAAAGCACAGCTTAAAATGCAAGAACAAATGGCTAAGTTAAATCTTGAACGTGAACAAATGCAACTCAAAGCTCAGAAGGAAGCATTAGAGCTTCAACAGCAACGCATTGAGTTTGAAAAAGAAATGGCTTTGAAAGAAATGGAGTTAATGCAAAAAGCAAAAACAAATGATGACAAGACTCGTATTTCAGAATCTAAAGAACTTATTAACGCATTAGATAAAATTAAAAACATAAGCACCATACAATGATAAGTAAGCAAGATATTGCAGACATACTAAAGAACGAATCGTTTAACGAGGCAATAGATTCTATTATTGAAGAACATTTAAACGTCATTACTTACTCTAATGATGATGAGGTTGAGATTAGAGAACGAGCTTATCAACGTATTAAAACAACTAAAGAATTACTAGCACACCTTCAATCAATTGTTGACTCCAGCAAAATTGAAGATGCTCGTTGGAAAATTTAGGGAAATCTCCCTACTTGGTTGCTAGTACCTAACTAGCAAATAAAAAGGAAATAAAATGGAAGAGCAAACCACGACTCCCGAACAGGGAAGTGAAACTCTAACTGTGAATGAAGCAGCTAACGCATTTGAAGGCTTCTTAACAGCAGCAGAGGATTCACAAGAACAACCAGAAGCTGATGAAACAGAAGCAGAAGATAGTTCAGACTATGAAGAAGCTGTAGAAGCTACTGAAGATGATGTAGTTGATGCAGAAGATGTAGACACAGATGATGACAATGAAGTTGAAGAAGAGGAACAGCCTCAAACCTTTCGTGTAAAAGCGGCAGGTGAAGAAAAGGAAGTCACCCTTGAAGAATTAATGCAAGGTTATCAACTTGGTGCTGATTACACTAAAAAGACTCAAGAAGTTGCAGAACTTCGTAAAGCAAATGAAGCTGAACGACAAGCAATAGAAGAGTCTAAAAGAGTTAGAGATACATATGCTCAACGGCTACAAGCGATTGAACAATTCCTGACACAAGGGGATAGTCAAGAAGATTTAGCCGTAATGAAAGAGAACGACCCGATAGGATATGCAGTTAAAGTCGCTGAAATGACTGAAAAGAAAGAGCAATTAAACGCAGTAAGAGCCGAGCAGCAACGCATTGCCCAACAGCAACAAGCGGAGCAATCTCAAGCCATGCAGAATTTTGTTGCTCAAGAAGCACAAAAACTAGCACAAGTCCTTCCAGAGTTTTCAGATAAAACCAAAGGCGAACAAGTCCGTAATGAAATTCGCAACTATGGTAAAAGTGTGGGGTACACAGACAATGAGTTAGCTCAAGTCTATGATTCTCGCCATGTCATCACGCTACATAAAGCTATGCTGTATGACAAGCTACAGAAATCTAAACCTAGTGTGAAGAAGAAAGTAGCTGAAGCACCGAAAATGGTGAAGTCAGGCACTAAGGTTAATCAAAGTGTAAGTGATGCACAAAAAAAACAAATGGCAAGGCTAAGGCAAACTGGTAAAAAAGAGGATGCCGCAGCTTTATTTGAAAACTTTATATAAACAAGGATGTGAATAAAAATGGCAACATTTCAAACTTATCAATCCATTGGTAATCGTGAAGATTTAACCGATGTGATTTACAATATCTCTCCTACTGATACTCCTTTTATGAGTTCAGTTGGTAAAACAAAAGCAACTGCTGTTTACCACGAATGGCAAACAGACGCACTTGCAGCAGCCGTAGCTAATAACGCAGCAGTTGAAGGTGCAGATGCAACATCATTAACTGTTACTCCAACAGCTCGTGTTGGTAACAGAACTCAGATTTCTACAAAAACAGTACAAATCGCTGGCACTCAAGAGTCAGTTGATAAAGCTGGTCGTAAATCTGAAAAAGCATATCAATTAGCTAAAGCATCATCTGAGCTAAAACGTGATATGGAAAAAACATTACTATCTAACAATGTAGCTGCTTCTGGTAATTCTTCAACAGCTCGTACATTAGGTGGTTTACAAGCATGGTTAGGCACTAATGCTGTTTTAGGTGCAAGCGGTACAGCAGGTTCAGGTGGTACAACTGCTCGTGTATCTGGTACAGATGCAACATTTACAGAAGCTATGCTTAAATCTGCTGTTAAACAAGCATTTGTACAAGGTGGTAACCCATCTGTTCTTATGGTAACTCCAACACAGAAACAAGTAGTATCAGGTTTTGCTGGTATTGCTCAACAGCGTTATGAAGCTCCATCAAATGCTCCTACAACTATTGTTGGTGCTGCTGATGTATACCTATCAGACTTCGGTACATTATCTGTTGTTCCTAACAGATTTATGACTGCTGATTCTGGTGACGGTGGTGAAGTAGCATTTGTTCTTGACCCAGAGTATGCAGCAGTTGCATACCTACGCCCATTCCAAACTAATGAATTGGCTAAAACTGGTGACTCAGAAAAAACTCAACTACTCGTTGAATACACTCTTGAAGTGAAAAACGAAAAAGCTCACGCAATTATTGCTGACTTAGCTGAGTAATATAAATAGATATGCCCTCTTCGGAGGGCAATATCTTTTAGGATAGTTATGAAAAAACATAAATTTCACGATACAGATGATGGCGGTATAGTTATCGCAACAGAGCAAGATGTAACAGATATTGTTGAGCAAAATAAAAAAGAATACAACGCATCAACTAGCACTTGGGGCAACGATATATTTGACAATAAGATTGCAAGTATCCCTATGGTAGCAATAGATGAGTTAAACAAACAAGGCATTATGCGAGGATTCCATGTGCTTGACCAAAAGAAATTTAAAGAATTTTTAAATCATCCAGACAACCGATTTTTTAGAACAAAACAAGGTAGAATCTAAATGGCATTTTTTACTAATTATGCAACGCTAAAAACTACGATAGCAAACTATCTAGCTCGTACTGATTTAACAGACCAGATACCAGAGTTTATTCGTTTAGCAGAAGATAGATTGCGTAGAGATTTACGCATTAGACCTATGCTAAAAGTAGCTACTGCATCAACTACCGCAGGCGATGCAACGGTATCATTACCTAGCGACTTCCTAGCAATGAAAGATTTGCACATAGATTCTAATCCAGTAGGCGTTGTGCAGTTTGAAAATACATCTAACTTCTTTAGAAACACAAGGTCTAAACAATCAGGTCAACCAAGATTTTATACACTTTTAGGTAGCGAATTTCAGTTCGCACCAATACCAGATTCCGCTTATACATTACGCATGGTTTATTACTATAAACCAGATTATTTAAGCGACAGTAATTCATCAAACTTATTTTTAGCTAACTGCCCAGACTTGTTACTTTATGGGTCATTAGGTGAGGCTGAACCCTATTTGATGAATGATGAAAGACTACAAACTTGGGCAGCATTGTACCAAAGAGGCGTAGATTCACTAACACGAAGTGACGATGATGCAGAATATCCATCTAGTCCAATGACTATAACTTTATCAATGAGGTAATTAACTATGGCTGAAATGTCAAATTATTTAGAAAATGCAATGTTAAACGCAACACTTAACAATACTGCATTTACAACAGTAGCAACACCGTATATATCACTACACACAGCAGACCCGACAGATGATGGTTCAGGTGCAGAAGTATCAGGTGGTTCTTATGCTAGAACATCTGCTTCTTTTGCAACCGCATCAGGTACTGGTGGTTCTATCGCAACGGATGCCGATGTTACTTTCCCTACAGCAACTGCTAGTTGGGGTACGGTAACACATATTGGTATTTGGGATGCTTCATCATCAGGTAACCTTTTATACCATACTGCATTAGACAGTTCTAAGACTATTGATAGTGGTGACATATTTAAAATCACATCAGGTAACCTAACTGTAACATTAGCATAAGGATAAGTCATGGCACTTGTCGTAAAAGATAGAGTCAAAGAAACGACTACGACTACTGGCACAGGTACAGTTACCCTTGCAGGTGCGTCTACTGGCTTCCAATCGTTTTCTGTTATCGGTAATGGTAATACGACTTACTATGCACTCGTATCAGGTAATGATTGGGAAGTAGGTATAGGCACATACACAGCAAGTGGTACTACTTTGTCTAGAGATACTATATTAGAATCTAGCAATAGTGGGAGTGCAATTACTTTGTCAGGCACATCAGATGTATTCTGTACTTATGCAGCAGAAAAGTCTGTACACCAAGATGCTAATAATAC